CGACGGGGGCCGCGCCATGACCGGGCGGCTGGCCCTGGCCGCCGGCGGGGCGTCGCAGGCGTCGCTGCTGGTGCCGGCGGGCAGCGCCGATCCGGTCGCGCCGGCGCCGGGCGAGCTGTGGAACAACGGCCACGTGCTGAAGTACCGGACGGCCGGCGCCACGCGGGCCCTGGCCTTCGCCGACGCCGACCTGGCCGGCAACGCCGGCACCGCCGACCGCTGGAAGACGCCGCGGACCCTGAGCGTGACCGGCGCGGTGGTGATCGACGGCTCGGAGAACGAGAGCCTGGCGCTGACGCTGGATGCGGCCGGCGTGCGACTGGTGGCGCTGCCGCCGGGCGCGATCTCGGCTTTTGCGACCGCCAGCGCGCCGGCCGGCTGGCTGGAGTGCGACGGGGCCGTGGTCAGCCGCGCGACCTACGCCGGCCTGTTCGCGGCGATTGGGACCAGCTACGGCGCGGGCGACGGAAGCACCACCTTCCGCCTGCCGGACCTGCGCGGCGAGTTCGTGCGCGGCTGGGACCACGGGCGCGGCGTCGACGCCGGCCGCGCGCAGGGCTCGGCCCAGGCGGACATGGTCGGGCCGCACGTACACGGCATCTCGACCCTGCGCTCGTCGTCCCAGCGCGGCGACTCCAGCCCGCTCGACAGCTTCAGCGGCGGCGCGTCGGGGCCGGTGGCCTCGACCCTGACCAGCCCCGGCGCCGAAACCCGCCCGCGCAACGTGGCGCTGCTGTACGCGGTGAAGACCTGATGCTGGTGCCCATCAAGATCCCGCCGGGGGTGTTCGCCAACGGCACGACCTATGAGGCGAAGGGGCGCTGGAACGCGGCCTCGCTAGTGCGCTGGACCGACGGGGCCATGCAGCCGGTCGGCGGTTGGCGGCCGCGCTCGGACGCAGACCCCATGGAGGGCGCCGCGCGCGCCATGCTGGCCTGGAAGGACAACAGCGGCGGGCGCTGGTGCGCGGTCGGCACGCATTCGCGGCTGTACGCGCGCACGGCCTCGGACGCGGTGCACGACATCACGCCGGAAGACCTGACGGCGGGCAGGGCGGACGCTCTCGCGGTCGGCGGCTACGGCTATACGACCTACGGGACCGGCGCCTTCGGGGCGCCGCGGCCGGACCTGGGCGCGGTGCAGGCGGCCACGGTCTGGAGCCTGGACACCTGGGGCGAGCGGCTGGTCGGCTGTTCGCCGGAGGACGGGCGGATCTTCGAATGGCGGCTGGACACCGCCGAACCGGCCCAGCCGATCGGCGGAACGGGCGCGCCGTTCGCAGCCGACGCCCTGGTGGTCAGCGCCGAGCGATTCCTGTTCGCCCTGGCCGGGCGGACGGTGAAGTGGTGCGACCAGGGCGACAACACGGTCTGGGCCGCCGCACCCGACAACCAGGCCGGCGAGGTCGAGCTGCAGACCCACGGGGCGCTGAAGTGCGGTCGGCGGGTGAGGGGCGGGACCCTGCTGTTCACCGAGGTGGACGTGCACCTGGCCGCCTTCATCGGCGGGGTGTTCGTGCACGCCTTCGAGCGGGTCGGCGCCGACTGCGGCGTGGTCGGGGCGGGGGCTGCGGTGTCGATCGACTCTTCGGCCGTGTGGATGGGGCGCGAGAGCTTCTGGATCTACGACGGCACGGTGCGCGCCCTGCCGTCGGCGGTGTCGGACCAGGTGTTCTCGGACTTCAACGCCGCCCAGGCGTCGAAGGTCGCCGCCTTCCACAACAGCGCTTTCGGGGAGGTGTGGTGGTTCTATCCGTCGGGCGGCTCCAACGAGGTCGACCGGGCGGTGTCGTGGAACTATCGCGACGGGGTGTGGGCGACCCACGCCCTGGCCCGCACCTGCGCGGTCGACGCCGGCGTGTTCCGCCATCCGATGGCGGTGGACGCGGACGGGCGGCTGTACGAGCACGAGACCGGGTATTCGTACGCGGGCACGGACGGGCCGTGGGCTCAGTCGGGGCCGTTCGAGCTCGGCTCGGGCGAGCGCATGGCCCTGGTGCGCCAGCTGGTCCCGGACGAGCGCACCGGCGGCGACGTGCGGGTGAGCTTCCTGACCCGCGATTGGCCGAACGGGCCGGCGGCGACCCACGGGCCCTACGACCTGTCGGCCAGGACCGACGTGCTGTTCACCGCCCGCCAGGCGGCCGTGCGGGTCGAGCCGGCGCGGCCGGCCGACTGGCGCTGGGGCGAGCCCAGGGTCGACGTGGCGGTGGGGGCCAGACGATGAGCCTGCAGTTGCCCGCCGCGCCAGCGGCCTACGACCGCGCCGACCAGGGGGCGGTGCGCCTGCTGCTGCAGGCCCAGGATCGGCGCAATCTCAAGCGCGACGGCGATCTGGTGCTGGGGGCGGGCCTGCGCCTGGTCGCGGTGGCGCCGGACGGAACCCGCTGGGCGCTGGGCGTCGACGACGTCGGCGCGACCGTGTGGACCGCGCTCTAAGCGATGGAGCACAAGCTTTTGAATTCAGGAGATTTGTAGATGGCTCCACGAAAATCGGACCGGCCGCAAGGCGCCGTTGCAAACCCGCGCGCCGCGCCGACGGCTGGGGCGGGCGGGCGGCAGCTCACCTGGGAGGAGATGGAGCAGGCGGCCGCGCGCAGCTTCTCCGGCCGTCCGCTCGCCTTGCAGATGGGCGCCCCGTCAGCCCCCTCGGCTTCCCTGGCGGATCTCGGGGTCAACCCGAAGCTCGGCGAGCTGTCCTCGACCTATGAGACGAGCGGCCGAGGCCCGGGGACGGTCTCGACGGGGAAGGGGGACAAGGGCGGCGTGTCGTACGGCAGCTATCAGCTGTCCACCAACAACGCGCGGCCCCAGGACTTCCTGGCCCGCGAGGGCGCGCCCTGGGCGGCGCGGTTCGCCGGCCTGGCGCCGGGCGGCGCCGCCTTCAGCGAAGTCTGGCGGGCGGTGGCGGCGGAGGATCCGGCGCGTTTCCAGGCGGCGCAGCACGAGTACATCCGGCGGACCCATTACCAGCCCCAGGTCGACCGTGTGGCGGCGGCGACGGGCCTGGACCTGTCGCGCCGCTCCTACGCCCTGCAGGACGCGATCTGGTCGACCGCGGTGCAACTGGGCCCCGAAACCGACGCGGTGGTGAAGGCGCTGCGCCGGGTCGGGGGCGACCCGAACGGTCCGGCGTTCGAGCCGGCCCTGGTCCGGGCTCTCTACGAGGAGCGGGGGCGTCGTCGCCCGGACGGCCTGCTGTACTACTTCCCCAGCGCCGCCCCGAAGGACCAGCCGTCGCTGTCGGCCCGCTTCCAGCGCGAAGGCGCGCAGGCCCTGAAGATGCTGGAGGACGAGCGGCGGCCCTGGCCGATTCCGACGGACTTCTGATCGACCCGTGCTATACGAGGCCATGCGGCGGAGTCGCCGTGCGGGGGACGACATGCGCGCGCTTTTGGGAGCCGTTCTGATCCTGGCTTTAGCTGCTCCGGTCGCGGCCGGGGCGGCCGCCGGGGACGTCGGCGGGGTCTATCTGCGCAGCAAGCCGGCCGCCGGCGAAATGCGGATCAAGCGCGCCGGCGCGGCGTGGCGGATCGACCTCACCGCGGGCTCGCCGCCGATGGGTGCGGCCACCTCCGCAGACTGCTCGCTGGCGGCGGTCGGCCCGTTGAAGGACGGCAAGATCGTCGCCGACTTCGTGCCGTTCGAGAACGACCTGATGAGCGTGACGGCCGCCGACCTGGCAGGGAAGCACCGCCGGGTGGTGGTGGCGTTCGACGGCGCCGTGGCCAAGGTGGTCTCCGCCGACATTTCCGGCTCCTGCGGCTGGAACGCCGACGTGACAGGCGCCTACAAGCGCAAGGGTTGAGCGCGGCGGCCGCCCAGGCCTGATCCGACAGACGCGGCCGGGCGACGCGCGAAACGTCGGTCCGGCCCTTTCGGCGCGGACGGTCCGTCCGTCTGACGACGCGGCGTGCCCGCGCTCGCCTGGAGAATTCACATGATCGAGCCGACCCAACCGCCCGCCGGCCTGGCGGCGTGGGACCGCTGCGCGCCTTGGCTGGCGGCGGCGCTGGAGCATTCGCTGGCCGGCTGGACGGTCGAGGACCTGCGCGCCGGCGTGGCGCGGGGGCAGGCGCAGTTCTGGCCGGGCGAAGGCGCGGCCCTGGTGACCGAGATCGCCAGCTATCCGAACCGCCGGGTGCTGGAGGCGGTGGCCGCCGGCGGCGACGGCGCCGAGATCGCCGACGTGCTGCGACCGCAGGCGGAGGCCTGGGCGCGGGCGAACGGCTGCGCGGCGGTGATGGTGGCCGGGCGGCCGGGCTGGGCGCGGCGGCTGAAGGAGCAGGGCTACGGTTTGAAGTACCTGGTGTTGGGAAAGGATCTCTGAGGAGCGGGGGAAGGTCCGCCCAGGCGCGCCGCAGGGCGGCGCGCATCTCGACAAGCGAACGCGGGCGCAAGCCCGCGCGCCGGCGGCGCGCGGGCCGCACGGTCGTGCGCGCTCGCGGCTACGGCATGAACCCAAACTGGGAAAGGAATTGCGATGGTGGATATCCCGTTCAGCATCAGCGGCGGCAAGAACAAGACGAAGAGCTCGTCGACGACGGACACCAGCCTCGACGCCTGGTCCAAGGGGATCTACGGCGACCTGTCGGGGCAGGTGCGCGGCCTGCTGGCCCAGCCGTTCCAGGCCTACGGCGGGCCGTTGTCGGCCGGCGTGAACGGCTATGAGACGGCGGCCGCGGACCTGGCCGCGAGGGCGTCAGGCTACACCCCGGGCAAGATTTCGGCGGGCGCGTTCACGGACGCCGACATGGCGGCCTACGCCAACCCCTACACCGAGGCGGTGCTGGGCGGGGTGCTGAGCGACGCGGCGACCGCGCGCGACCGGCAGATGGTGGCCGACGCCCAGGGCGCCACCCAGGCCGGCGCCTGGAACGGCGCGCGTCACGGCGTGGCCGAGGGCCTGACCAACACGGCCTACCTGAAGCAGGTGAGCGACGCCTCGGCCCAGATCCGCGCCAGCGCCTTCGACCGGGCGGCCGACCTGTGGGGCCAGGACCGCGCCGCGCGTCTGCAGGCCGAGCAGGCCAACCAGACGGCCGGCCTGCAGGCGGCCCAGTTGGGCCTGACCGGCGCGGGGGTGTTGGGCCAGCTGGGCGCGCAGCTGCGCGGAGCCCAGCAGGACGCCTACGACCGCGCCTACGCCGAGTTCATCCGCGCCCAGGACGATCCCGGCAAGCGGGCCGACGCGCTGCTGAAGCTGCTGCAGGCCACGCCGATGTTCTACGACACCCGCGAGACCGGGAAGTCGACCGGCACGAACATCGGCTTCAAGGTAGGCACGGGGGAGGGCTGACGTGCCCGCTTTCGACGCGGGCGACGTGCTGACCGTCGCCCTGGCCGTGCTGGCGGCCGCCGGCGGCTGGGGCGCCAGCCGCCAGAAGATCCTCGACCTCGAACGCCGCGTCGCCGCCCACGACGGCGCGCGCGACGAGGTGATCCGCCTGCAGGAGCAGGTGCGCGCCCTGACCGAGGCGCTGAAAGACCTGCGCGAAGACCTGCGCCTGGCCCTGCGCCCGGAGCGGCGCCCTGGCGAGGGCTGAGGCCCGCCCGCGGCGCGCACGGCGCCGCCTTCCGATCCTCGGAGTTTCCATGTCCCTCGACCCACTCGCCGCCGCCTCGCGCGCGGCGATCACCTTCACGCGCCTGGCCGGTTTCGCCCGCGGCCTGGGCTGGCACGACGCGCGCCGGTTCGCCAGCGCGCTGGAGGCGGCCCGGTTCGCCGCCGGCCTGTCGACGCCCCGGCGCGTGGCCCACTTCATGGCCCAGCTGCACCATGAGAGCGCCGGCTTCACCCGCCTGGAGGAGAGCTTCCGCTACCGGCCCGAGCGGCTGGACGCGATGTTCTCGGCCGTGCGCGGCGCGGCTGACGCGCAAGCCCTGCTGAAGCGCGGCCCGCAGGCGGTGGCGAACCGGGTCTACGCCGGGCGGCTGGGCAACGGCGACGAGGCGTCCGGCGACGGCTGGCGCTATCGCGGCCGCGGCCTGGTGCAGCTGACCGGCCGGGCCAATTACGCCGAAGCCTCCGGATGGATCGGCCGCGACCTGGAGGCCGCGCCCGACCTGGCCGCCGAGCCGCAGACCGCCTGCGAGATCGCGGCGGCCTGGTGGGCGCGCAAGTCCGTCAACGAAGCGGCCGACCGCGACGATCTGGTCGCCGTCACCCGTGCGGTCAACGGCCCGGCCCTGGCCGGGCTGAAGGCCCGCGAAACCCAGCTGCATCGGGCCAGAAACTTCTGGCGCTGAAGGAGGCCGACATGACCGAACAGGATCCGCCGCCGGAACCGACCTGGACGTTCCGGCGGGTGTTCACCTATGCGGCCACGGCCGCCAACTCGGCCCTGCTGGCCGCCATCGTGCTGCGGCTGCAGGAGGCCGAGGCCCTGCGCTGGGTGGCCCTGGCCCTGGTCGGCGCCAACGTGGTGCTGGCCACCCTCTACCTGGCCGGCGCCTCGGTGCTGGACTGGGCGCGCCTGGCCGCCGCGGCGGGGCGCAAGGCGTGATCGCGCTGTGGCTGAAGCGGCCCCTGACGGCCGCGCTGGCCCTGCTGGCGGCGCTGAGCCTGGCTGTGGCCAGCGTGCAGGGCGTGCGCGCCCGCCG